GCTGGTAACGTAGAGAAGTTGAAGAAGAGATATCCAGGCGGAGAGTTTGATGTTTACAAATCAGAAAATCGTTTAGAAGGAGACTTATGATTAATTTGCGTGATAAGATTTTAAATAATCAAATTGCTTACTACAATGGTATGATTGCTAAACATGTACAAAATGTTGAGATATATTTGAATCAACCTGTAGGTATTGGTGAACATCCAGATGTCATGGGAACAATTGATGGTGAGATAAATGCCATTGCACAAGCACATGAGAAGATAGAAATTATAAATCATTATTTTTTGACTAGGTGACAGTTGTAAAACTGTCTCTCTGGTGGTCACGATAAATACTTTATATGTTAAAATTAAGTAGAACGAATAAGGTAAATGCCAACAGTATCACCATACTATCAACAGAGGGGTATAGCTAATCCATATTATGTTTTAGATCCAGCTACCGTTACTCAAACTATATCTGCGTTAACTAGAGAAGGTATAAAGGACGTAAATCAAAGACAATTATTATTCAAATCGGTTGAGGGAATACAAGGTAAAACAATTCTTAAGTCCACAGGTAAATATAAATTTCAATTAGCAACTAGTAAAACAGAAGATTTACCTTACGGTATTGAAACAACTAAAAGACAGGTAAAGGGTCATCTTGGAATGACTACTCGAAAAGATAGTACTGCATCTTCAAATGTAAATGAATTTTTAACTGTTTATTTTTTAGTCAACTCTGCGATGACACCCGAACAATTAGAAACTCATTCATATAAACAGGGTAGATCATCAACTGGAGTTTTAACTGGTGAGGGAAGTCCAGTGACATTTGAAGATTTGGGTAAATTAATTGATGCTGACGAAACGGCTGCAAGAGATATAAGAATTGGTTTGAATAATGCGAAGGCAGTAAAGAAAGATATAAATGGAAAAGGAATAAAAAATTTATATTGGGTTCCCAGAGGAAAACCAGATGGTATTTCACCAAAGACCCCTTCTGATGTAATCATAGAATTTACAGATAATTTCTTTAGAGGATATTCAAATAAGATAACTGCTGGTAAAACAGATGAAACACCGAAGTTTAATACTAACATCTATGCTTTTTATGGAAAACTAGGTGATGGAACTCAACAAGCTGGCATTGGTAATATAATAGATGAATCATGGAATCAGGCAGCTGCAACTGTGAGAGGTGAAACTGCAAGAGATGCTATAGAAAATTTTGATATATCACAGGAAAAATTTAGTGAAACATCATCTAGAGCTGCGTTTGCAGAATTAGCTAATTCGTTTAGAGAAAACGGATTAGAATTTTATGGAAAGGATTTTTACTATAAGTTTAGAAACAATCTAATTAGTAATTTTGCAAATTATATTACTAATCCTTTGAACATGATATATTTTTTAAATACAATTTATTTTTATACATACGATGATCCTAATCAAGCATATACTCCATGTCCATATAAACTTTTAGTAGGTCGAGAAGTTGGTGAAAGTACAATTAAAGATGTAACTGAAAATGAAAGTTTAAAGGAGTTATTAGTCAATAAAAGTCCTTCTAGATTGACAGGAATTAAATCATCATATGACGGACAATCACAATCTTTTACAATGAATTTGAATTTTACTAATGGCACTTTGAAAAAAGTATCGATTCCTATTACTTGTAGGACAAGAGCCGCTGGTGGTTGGTCTGGTAAATCACTTTTCATATCAACATCTGGTGTTAAAATGTCATGAAGAATACTCATCTCGAACATTTAGAAGACAATATCTTGAATGGTGGATCTCAGGGTGGTAGGGAAGCAGTGGCCTTTCTTCGATCTTTGGGAGATATGTTAGATCAAGGTGCTGCAGATACTCGTGTCACAGTAAAGTGGGATGGAGCTCCTGCAATAATTTGTGGTGTTAATCCAGAGAACGGAAGATTCTTTGTTGGTACAAAGTCTGTATTTAATAAGGTGAATCCAAAGATTTCATATTCTCAAGAAGATGTTGAGAGTATGTATCCGCCTGGGCAACTTGCAGAAAAACTTAAAGATGCATATCAATATCTTTCTACACTTTCAATACAGAATGTAGTACAAGGAGATCTTTTATTTACTGACGATAAGTATGATGCAACGATTGGTGGAGATAACTGTATTGCATTTCAACCAAATACAATTGTGTACGCAGTTCCAAAAGACAGTGATATTGGACAACGGATAGACAATGCAAAATTTGGAATTGTATTTCATACTCAATACAATGGCAGAACTATGGATACAATGTCTGCTAGTTTTGGTGGTATTAATATCCAAGGTAACAGTGATGTGTTTGTAACATCATCTGATTTTAGAAATGCATCAGGTGAGGCAAACATGACTCCTGCTGAGAAAACGACTTATACAAATCTTGTTAACAAAACAGAAGGATCTTTAAAACAGGCATCTCGTTTTCTGGATTTGATGAAGACAAACGATATGAATAAATTTACTTTGAACATCATGTTCAAGACTTTCTTTAACAGATATGTTCGTGAAGGTCGTAATTTAATTGGTGCTCGTAATACTGCCAGAGATTTTGCTGCATATTTTTCAAACGCTTTGGACAAAGAGATTGATTCTAAGAAGATGAAATCTACGAAAGATAAATACTTAGAGCTTAAGAATAAAGGTCTTAAATTTATAGCAGATAACGAACAGGCAATATACATGACTGTTGCATCTTATATGAATTTACAGGCTGCGAAGAATTTTATGATTCGCAAACTACAGAAGGTGAATACATTTGGAACGTTTCTTAGAACACCAGATGGATATCGTGTGACAGCTCCCGAAGGATTTGTTGCAATTCGATCAGGACAGGCTCTTAAACTTGTAGACCGTTTAGAGTTTAGTCGTGCAAATTTCACCGCAGATAAAAATTGGGAAAAAGGAAATCCCATGCCCGTACCGACAATATGAAAAGTTTTACATCATTCATAACCGAAGCCTTATCTTCTCAATCAGTTGCAAAACCTAATCCAAGGGATGACAACGATGCTGATATGACGGTGGCGTTTGGTCGTTTTAATCCACCCACGACTGGTCATGAGAGACTTATGAATAAAGTCAAACAGGTGGCTGGAAAAGGTAACTATGAAATCTATCCATCACGTTCAAATGATCCTGACAAGAATCCTTTAGACCCTGATACAAAGATTGGTTATATGCAACAGATGTTTCCAAACCATGCGAAACATATTATGAATAATCCAAATACAAGAACAATCTTTGATGCTTTAAAGGGTGCAAATGAAAGAGGTGCAAAGTCTGTTAATATTGTGGTTGGACAAGATCGTCAAAAAGAATTTGAGAATCTAGCAAACAAATATAATAATAAACTCTACAAGTTTGACCGTATCAATGTAATATCTGCTGGAGATCGTGATCCAGATGGTGATGGTATCAGTGCCATGTCTGCATCTAAATTAAGAAAGGCAGTTGCGGATGATGACTTTGATACATTTAGAAGTGGAATCCCACAGAGTTTTAAAGATGATAAAGCGAAAGAATTATATAATGCATTGAAACAGGGAATGAAACCTAAGAAGAAACAACAGAATGAAACATGGAGAATCGCTCCTAAGTTTGATTGGAAAAATCTTCGTGAAAATTATATGAATGGAAACATATTCCGTGTTGGTGACATCGTAGAGAATGATAACACTGGTTTAATAGGTGAGATTATTCGTACAGGTGCAAACTATATTATTGCAGTAACCGAGGATAATATGATGTTCAAATCATGGATCAAAGATATCACTGAGAAGTTTACTGAAGTATCTGGTGTACCTTCAAATCAAAGAGAAGTTGGAACAGACGCTTTGAGACAATATACTCAGCGACTTTCTCATAACCCTATCATCCTTAATTTTATAAATAAATCTAGAAAGAAACGTGCAAAGAGTAATGCTTAGTCAAAAATTACAAGACGACTTGATGAGTGCATATCAAAAAGTCTATGAATCCAAAAGAGGACATGCTGCTGGTGATTCTGATGTGGAGAAACAAGCATCACAATTAGCATCTGATGTCAAATATAAAGCTAAAGGAAAAGTAAAGTCTGGTGCTTCAGAGGAAGAAAAGAAAAAGATATTCTTGCAGATACTTGGTGCATCACCAGCCCCTAATGCAGTGAAAGCAATGGCAAAATCAAAACTTTTAGGTGAAGCGAAGGTAGATTCCACAAAGATTTTTAATGTGGGAGGAGATAGAAATGTAAGAAGATTTGGTAAAGAAGGTCAATTTAATCCAGATGGATCTGGGCCTCGTGGTCAAGATTTATCACAGAAAGCAAAACTTGCAGCTCAAAGAGGAAAGGAACATAAAGAAAGAAGAGGTGTAAAAACAGGTGCTGGTGGTTACACTCCAAGTGGCACAATGGATGAAGGTAGTGCATACGGTATCACTAAGGGTGATGGTATGAGTTTCCCAGAGAGATTGAAGAAGAAGGCAAAGGAAAAGAAAAAGAAAATGTCAGAGGGTTTTAAAGAGATTGATAAGAAAAAAGAAAATAAAATGTATCGTAGGGCAGGCAACTTAGCTCGTCAGTCTATTTCATCTGATAATGAAAAAGAAAAATATGATAAAGCGAAAAAGTCAGCTAATATTGTTAGTGCAATTACTAGACAAAAAGAGAAAAAGAGATTTGATGAAATTGGTAAGACTCGTGCTGCAGATCTTAGGAATGATTCATACGAACCAGAAGGAGAGTTGGTTGATGAACAATTAAAAGATACAAACTACGGAAGAGTTGTAGGAAATCAAAAGAAAGAAAAAAAACAAATTACAAAAACAAAGAAACCTATGAACACTGGTGGAGATGGTACTGCTTATATGGGTGAAGCTAAGAAAGCAAAGAAAGATTATGATGGTGACGGTAAGATAGAATCTGGAACACAGGAGTTCTTAGGTTCAAGAGATAAGGCTATCAAGAAAGCAATCGCAAAAAGAAGAGGTAGAGTAAAGGAAGGTTTCTCTGCGTGGAGAGTTGACCTAGACTTTAACGAATCTGTAAAAAAGTAAAAGGGGGACTGGTATCTCCCAAGTCCCCAAATTGCATAGTCATGCCTGATAAAGATGGGGATGATGACAAGAAAAGCACAAAGTCTGTTGTCACTAAAAGACAGAAACAGATGATGGGTGAGGAAGGCTATGATATTGCCAGAGATATGGGAAGAGTAAGACCATCTAAGGATAAGAAAGATGCGACTACAATGCCTCCAAGTAAAGAAATGGAAAAGACACGGAAGGTAAACAAAGGGCCTTCTGCATTTGAACGTGTGAAGAAGAAGTACAAGGGACAGATTATGAAAGTAGAGGAACTCGACTTAACACAAGTCGCAGAGGCTTTTGGTGGTTATATTGTTGAGAAGAAAGATGATAATGACAAACCTAAGTTTAGTTCTGGTTCATTTGACCCTGCAAATCAGGAGGGCAAGTTTGTAAAAAATGAAAAAAAGAAAAGATTGAGGACTGATATTCAAAAAAAGCAAGATGCCGAAATATCGGCTAGAAAAAAAGAACAAGTAAAACAGAGAGCATCTGCACTTGATCCTAGAAGGCCAGGATTTGAGGATGAAGAGGGACAGGGTGTAGGTTTTAATGCACCAACAGTAAGAGCGAGAGCAGATGCAGAGAAAGAAATGTCATCTGGGACTAGAAAATTCTCAGGTCGTCAACAGGCTGATATGTCTAAACTTTTAGGTACTATTGCTGGAACAGAGGGTGGAGCTAAAGGAACAGTAAGAAGATTATCAAGACAACAAAGGTATGAGAGAGATAGTGCAAAATTAGAGGCTGGAAGAAAAGCGTATCTAGATCCTAAAACTGGTAAAGCGAGTCCAGAGGGTATTAAGAGATACATTTCCAAAGCTCGTCAAATGAGAACTGGAAGTAATGAACCTGTTGATCAAAAAACAACAGATGTTATAGCGACTAGTGCTGGACAGGATTATGCCAAAAAAATAGAGGATAAGTATGGTGGTAGAAGAGCAAGAAAGAGAGGGAGTAATCAACCCTCATATGATGAAGTAAAATCAAAAGTTGATGCTAAGAATCCTACTGTAAGAGCATTAATGCCAGCTGGAAGTGGTAAACCATTACCAGATAAAACAAGAAAAACGGTTGATAAAGATCTTGGGGATAATCTTAGTGGTTCATTTAAAGATTTTCTTAATAGATCAAAGGGAAAATCTAAAGAAGAGAGAGATAAGATAAATCAAGCACTTAAAAATAATCCTGATGATGTCAATACTCAAAGAGTAGAAAGAGAAGCAGAAAAAAATAAAGATGCTAGATCTGCTGTTGAAAGACAGTCTGGAACTAAAATAAGAGATTATGGTTTACCAAGAGGAACTGTAACGCCAGGAAATGAAACACCATTAAGGTCTGTTGTATCTGATACAGAGAGAATACAACAATCATCTGTACTTGGAGCTGTTGGTGGGTTCCTTACAAAATCCGCCGCACCAGCATCTGCTGGTATTGAGGCCGCTCAAAGATATAAAGCTGGTGATAAAAGAGGTGCTGCGATATCCGCTGTACAAGCGATGGATATACCTGTTTTATCAAAAGCTGCTGGTGTTGTTAATGTTATAAGGTCATTAAGACAAGGAAAAGAAATAGCAAAACAACAGTCTAAAGATATGACCGCCGCTCAAGATAAACAGAAACAAAAAGGATTTAAAGATATGGCTAAGGCTGTTTCTGATCCTAAATCTACCACTAAGAAAGGTGCTGCAGAAAAAGATATGGAAATAATGAAGAATCGTAAGAAAGAACCACAACCACAAACAGCACCAGCTGGTGGTGACGGTGGTGGCCAACCTCCTGTTGCAACAGGAACTGCTGATGGTGGTGGAGGAGCATTAGGAGGTGGTGATTTATCTGATGTATTAGCCGCAAATCTTCCTAAAGTTGGAGAAAAAATTAGAAGTAAAAAGTTCAGAATACCTAAGTTGGTAGGTGGTAGAGCAATCAATGTATCAGCAAAAGGTGGCGGTGCAGCGTAAGTCGTATATATAGTATTAGTGTATTTTACAGAAAAATGTTGTCATTTTTATTACCTTTCGCATCAAAAATAGTTTCTGATGCAGTGAAAAAGATTCCTGATGATGCAGAATTAGGAGAGAAACTTGTTGAAATTTGTTTAGTAGTTTTAGAGAAAGCGGTTAAGTTAACTAAAACAACTGCTGATGATAAACTACTTGAGACTGTCAAGTCTGCACTTGTAACTAGAGATTAGTTTTTATAAATATCTCTAGAAAAAGAAATTTATCGGGAAAAGAAAATGCCTTTATGGGGAGCAACTGACTCAGATGAGTCAAAACCAAAGAACCTCACCACGGCTGAGAAGAAAGAAGTATTCGCAAACGCAAGTGGTTGGGTTCGTGAAGCTGGATCTGCTCTAAGTGGTAATGATAATACAGATGCAGATCCAGAAGTTCTGGTTGCAATCGGTGAATTATCAACAAGTATTGGTGCTGCAGACATCAC